ATCGCGTTTAGAACAGAAGATGCACCCTCTTTTACCTTTTTCGAGGCATCTCTCTGTCTCGCTTCTTCAAGTTTTGCGTTCGCCTTTACATTGCTTAAAGCCTGTTGTACTGGCTTGGTTGCTTCAGCAATTTCTGCTCTCATATTAGCGTGGAATATTTCTCTTTCGCGTGTCTGCATATCTCCCTGCAGTTGTTTCATCTGGTTTTCCATCTGTTCAACCGCACCGCGAAGTTCCTGAATTTCACTATGCCGTGCAATCAGTGATGCTTTATCCACATCGCCCTGCATATTCATAATCACCTGTGTCCTGTCGTATATACCTGCATTTAAAAGCGTCAAATCTCTTTGCAGATCAGCTGCAGGCGATTTCGCCCTTGTGCTTCCAATAACAATTTTCACATCCACTTTTGCAGACTGCATATCGTACATTTTCATTACGGCTCCGGTCTTATCGTCAATTACCGGTTCATTCAGCATTAATTCTTTTTCCTGTCCGTCAGGATTGACTACTCTTAAAGTCCTTTGGCTCGTATAAACATGAGGCATCCATTCCTGTACCACCAATGCCGCTTTGGTGAGCATATCATACACCGGCAGTATTTTCCAATTTTGCTTTCTTGCCACTGCTTCATCAACGATTTGCGCTTCCCCTACAGATCCCGGTGCGTCCGATGCTGATCCCTGAAGATATTTGTATGCACCGAAAACCTGTTCAATGTCAAGTTCATATCGCTGTTTTTCTGTATATAGCTGGCTGCTAATAGCGGGTGGCGCGAACTCTTTTATTTTCTGCTCCCTCAAAGCACCGGGATTAACGCGAATCAGCGCATTTGGAATATGCCACTTATTAACTTCACCCGGATCGATCGCGCCATCCTCATAAAGTAGTTTAAAATTTGTTGTCGCGCTGGTGTGTGAGATCAAGAGCGCTTCTGTCCTGTTGAGCATACGCTGTGGCGATTTTGAATGGCGCACATCTCCAGACGGATACGGTGTAGAGGTATGTTCGTTACAGGCAGGAATGATTGGGTACTCAGTGATCGGCAGAACCTCATCGTACATTATCTGGTCGCCGAAAAGGGCAACTTCCCTGATATGCTTTTCATACACAAGTTCTTCCATCAGCATACTTTGCTTCACCAATTCGCTATAGCGCTGATCTTTCAGCATTTCCTTATACTGATCGCGATTAAATTTTTGAGATTTCCCGGTATTCATATCAGTAACCATTACCATTGGAACATTGACTTTGCTGAAACGCACATATTTGCGAACCATTGCCTGATGATCTTTGCCCACATCATCTCTCGTCCACACTTCATCCCTTGAATATTTTCCAGAACCCTGCTCATTGACTTCGTGGTCTTCCCTTGCTTCCTCAATTTCCTTCTCATATTGCGGAAATACAGCTTTAAGCGCTTGTTTTGTATGTAAATCTGAAAAAATCATTGAAGATGAGTCGGAATAATCAGAAAGCATTGTATTGGGATCGACAAACACCGATTCTGGCGAAAGCCTGCGTATTCTTACGCCACCCATACCGCCATCTGCGTTCCAATCAGGATATACATAGAAATAAGTAAGTCCTTTGATAATAAAATCTTTGCAGGCCTTACGAAACTGAACATCACCTTGCGATTCCCGCCATATCCAATCGAGCATTTGATTACAGACAAAGGCCATTTCGCTATCAGTTTTTCCTATTGGTCTTACATCCCATTCCGGGGAAGCCGCCGCTATGTTTGCCAACACGGTTTCAACTGCCGGTCTGATCTTGTTATTAGCTTCCGGCGGCTGTCCCACGGATTCGAGATATTCTTTTTGGGCATCTGTCAGCTGATTGCCGAGATAAAAATCCTCATCTTCAGCCATTTGATAGCGCCACTGCTCACCTGAAGACTGAAACAGCTTATATTCGTGCCACACTTCAGTGTGATCAATTTTCGGAAGATCAAGTTTTTTTATACTTATTGCCATCAGCTATAGAACACCTGACCGGTTTCCCAATCAGCCCTTATTTTATTTGTTTCCGGCTCAACCCATGCATTGTTTTTGAACTGCATATTCGGTTTCCACATATCATCAAGCGCCCAGCGGAGAGCATCAAGCGTGTCTTTTTTAAACGATCCAACTTCTTTAAACTGCAGAAGTTCATCGATGAGATCGTAGTGTGTTTTTTTGACAAAGATCGCTTTAGACGCAAAATACGGCTGCATTTGTTTGATGCGGTAATATTTATTTTTAATCGCTTTTTTAGGATTGATATTTAAAAACCTGCCGGATTCCTTACTTTTTCTCTGGATATAATCCGCCAGCATAACATGACCTGTTTCTTCAATCTTTATGTCCCGCGGGTTATAAATGTCAGCCATTGCAAATATGCGGTCTGCCCCATCCATAGGGGAAACCTGCCCCCTGAAATAGTCAACCACATAGATGTTAAAGTCAGGATCGACTGCAATAACCATAATTACAGTGTAGTCAGCTTTTTTATTTTCCGAGGAAGCTGGGTCAACACCCACAAAAATGTTAACAGGAACTCTTTTCTCGCCTTTTTCAGATATTTTAGTAACATAAGATTGACCGCCATCGTATGAATAGTATCCGTCCCAATACTGTATATCGGATTCTTTAAAGACTCTAAACGAATCATCCATCGGAATATTCTGATATTCCTGATAGAAATACGAGACATGGCCTTCAGAAGATAATCTTTCTTTTTCTGATTTCAGCCACTTATACGATCTATGTTCCTTCCATAAAACTTGTACTTGATTATTTTTTCTATACTCCTTGCCAGACGCAGTAAAATGCCCTTCGTCCACATTTTGTGGAATTGCCTGATAGAATCGAGTTTTCCATCCCTTCACGATTCGCTCTCCAGCCTTGTTGTATGACCTGCGTCCTGCAATTCGGTTTAAATACGAATTATCATCAACAATGGTTCCAATAAAACACAATTTTGCATCTGTTGATCCGGGGATCACCGCTGCATTGAACCATCTTGTAAATTTATCCCTTGACAGTTCAGTCATCGTGTTTGATTCACCTTCGCCATCATCGATGATGGTTAATGTAGGTCTATATGGCCCATATTTCAAACCCCTAACTTTCTGTCCGGTTCCACGGATCAATACTTTACACATTCCGGATGGTTTCCCATTCTCGTCAAAGCCAGTAATAACTTCTTTTTCTTCTTTCCCCCAGGTTTCGCCCATTCTATTGCCAAAATACTCGTGAACTTTTTTATTATACTCGATTTCATTCCCAATTGCCTCTAAAAGATATTTAGACTGTGTTTCTGACTCGGAAATTAAGAGAATAAAGTCTTCTTCTCCAAAAAGCATTTGGTGAAGGGGGTAAATAAACGAAACGAGGGTAGTTTTCGCGTGTCCTCTGGGTGCAACCACCGCAATTTTGTCGCCTTTTTCCAATTTTAGCAGGTCGTTAAAAATTTCTTTGTGAAATTCTGGTGAATCACAGCGCATATGGTAGTGCATATGGTTTTTTTCGTCCCCAAAAAGGACTTCAGCAAAGAAAAATGGATCAAGATACATTCTTTGCAGTATTTTTTTGCGATCAGGATCGTGCGGCATTATCAGAGTATTTCAAATTTGACAATAATTCTTCAAGTTCGTCTATTTCTTTGAGAATATCGATGATGCAGGCGGTAACAGCCGGAGGAATGTCATATGTTTTCCCTTCGATGCATATAAATCCAACACTGATGTTATCAATATCCTCTTTAAGCTGAACTGATGTTCTTTGGCGCTGTTCCACTTGAGCCATTTGTGAGTATTCCACCCAATTGTTTGTCGGGAATCTTGCGTTTGTGTTGTGCAAGAAGCTTTTTATCACCATCTGAGAGCATAACAAGCGTATGTTCGGTGCTGCTTTCCTTTTTCTCGATATGGCCCATAATGTCGCTGACCCTGTTTAGCGCCTGGAGGCGTGTACTTGCGGGTGCGTCACTATCCTCAATAAATTTTTTGTATCTTTTAGCGACATATTCATCATCAATGCCGACAGACTCAAAGCGATCTTTCATAATTTTAGACATAGCAGTTTTTACAGTATCCTTTCTAAGTATTGCCATTGCCCTCCTGAGAGAGCTTGATGGGTTGTTATCGCAATATACGGACATATAGGCATCAAGAATGTCGTGAATCTTCCACATTCCATGGTCGTCAGGCTCAAAATTTTCTGTAAGCTGATGGATAAATGCACTTTGTAAGGCTGTAGGCTTGACATTTCTTGTTAAACCCCTCTTGTAGCGGGTGTCCCACTCGTAGTCAGGCTGTTTGCGAGAATATATTTGAGGTTTGTATGTTGGAGTTTCGCCATAGCCAGTTCTAATTAGATATATATCCTTCTTTCTGTCTTTTTTGTAATCCCTACGGCCTAATACCTGCAAAACCTTTTCATCAGCGGTCAATACCCAATCGCCTTTGGACGCGCCACGCCAATCAGCACTGTATCCAATTCCGAGATCGTCAGCTTCTGAAATCTCGAACACATCAAAAACTTTGTTGCGGCACTGAATTTGCACTTTTGAATATACATAAAAAAAATTAAAATGTTTCCTTCTTTTACATAATCATAGTCATAATCATTATCATAATCATAAACATATACATATAGGGAGCCTTTCGGTAACCCTTTGCTTAACCCTTTAGGAAAGGCTTCCAGGTAAGGGTTATTTTATATAATAATAAAGGCTTACCCTAACCCTTTAAAATATATCGATAAACAATAAATACCAAGTACGCAAAAATGGCTCGTAAAATCTATGGGAGCTTACTTATATGCGGGCCGGGGGGTGCGAAACGGAAGCCGATCCGCGAAACTCGTTGAGCAGAAAAAATGAATTAGTGTTGCCGGCCAATGTCCCCGGTCTGGTGTCTTTCCTTAACTTTTTCAGTAAAGATTACGAGGCTTTCAGAGGATCGCCCCCGGTTACGATCACCCCGCGCGGGTCATTGCCCCAGATTCTTG